GCCGCCGTTCCAGATGTAACATGAGGCCCTGTCGGCCGCTACAGCCGTATAGTTAGATGAGAACGTTACCGTACTGTGCGACTGGTTTAAGGTCGTTGAGATGGCCTTTAAGCCGTACCCGGCTAGTACCGCCGCATCAGCCGATGAAGTCCCGGCGCCGAATTGGAAAACGTTCCAAGTGCCAGCCTCGTCAGCATTGTCTGTTACGTAGATATACTGGGCTTCCCCAGGGGCAATCGCAACAATGGTCCCGCCATCAAAGTCGGTTACCGTAAAACTAAAATTGCCGACGTTGTAAATCATCGCATCAGTGCCTACCGATGTCTGATTCGCCGGCGGCATGATCAAGTCCCACCCAGCCTGGCTAGGCAGAACGTCCATAATCCTCGCAGCCGCACCGTCAGCCGTGGTGCCGTTAATTGGCCACTCTAGCTGTAGATCCGCGGTTAATTCTATGTAGCGATAAGAAACGTCCGTCGGCTGGACTACGTTTCCTGTAAAGGGGCTGTTATATGACATAGTTAGGAGTCCAATGCGACGGCCTGACGGTCGGCTATGCGCATCGCATCCTCGGCCTTCAGAGTGTTGATAATAAGGTCGTACTGAGCCTGCCACATAGGCATCCGGTCATCGTTCTTCAAGAACGGCATCGACTGCAGTAACGTCCCGTACAGCATGGCCTGCGGGGCATAGGTTGTGAACCAATTAACCTGGTTAGTTGAGCTCAATGGCTGAACCCGCTCGTAGTAGATGACCTCGAAGTTATAGTCAAGGTCAGGCGTAGGCGCCACTAGCCAATGGGTGTAGTCGTAGTCAGAGTAAAACTTCGGGACTTCCGTCTCGCTAGGATTCGGCCAGTACTCCCGCAGATACTCAGGCTTGCGCAACAGGACCGGCTGCCGGTTGTTGGCCACTGTCACGTTCATGGAGACCGTCTTGTGCCACCGGGCAGGCTTATCAATCACCGACTGCGTAGCAATCATCTGGCTTTCCTGGACCGTCAGGTTGCCTAGAAACTTGATCTGGCTGGCAATAACCTGCTCAGCTAACATAATAAAAGTAGGAATCTTGTCTACCGTGGCGGTATCAGTCCGCTCCAGGTAGGAGATCACGTCAGCCACTAGGCTGTCATAGGTCATCACAACTGCGGAGGTCATGGTACTTTCCTTAAACTTTCATAGACTTACGGCCATTTTAAGGTCATGTTGCAACTATGTAAAACGTGTAGTTATTTGGCCAAATACCGAGACCGCTCATCGCCTCGTCTAGTAACAAGCCCCCTCAGTACTTTTCCACCTGCCTTCGTAAACTTCAAGAATTCATTTGCGGCACCATCGTAGTCACCCCGGTTATGCTTCTGCCGTAAGGTGCTTCTTTGTAAAGTGCCAAGGCCTAGGTTAAAACTAAAGCTGACCAATGCGTCAAGCTGCCCTTGAGTAATAGGACCAGGGCAATACTTGGATACGCCTCGGATAAACCTCTCAAGATCCTTAGAAAGCACCGCATCAGCCTCCTCCACCGTAAACTGTCGATTCCACCCCTCCGGTATCGGCAGAGACTTCCTCTGCTCTAACGGGATCCTTGTGTGGTTCGGGTCGCATACATGCCCAACAAGGCATGTCCACAAAAGAGCCGGACAACGGTACGGCCGCAGCCTGGTACCCTCGTGGTGCCGAATCATTGCTAAGCATTGTTGGCTGACTTTCATTGTGGGCACCGACGCTCAAAATCTTTCCGCTTTAGTATCAACTGACTGTAGCTTGTCTCTGGATGGGCATTTGAATACTCCCGCTGTGCCGCCTCTACGCAATCTGCGTGCTTATCCGCGCAACCAAACATATGAAACGCTACAAGAATACACAGCAGAACCAGTATTAATAGGCGTGTCATTTGCCAAACGCCCGGCCCCCGAAATGGAAGCTTATTATTGCGGCAAACAAGGCCTGAGTCTCGTCATCCCAAAGCTGATCTGCAAGGATGTCAAAAGATACATTATTGTTAATGCCGTGAATATACAGACCGACGTCAATGGCCACTAGCAGGAAAAAGAAGCCAAACGTGATAATCGGGCGCACACCGGCGCGGAGGTTTTTCATCCACTGGCTGGTGCCCTCGTTCAAGCTTGTGTCGTGGGCATAGATAGCCTGCATTTCAGCCTGCTGGGCACCCATTAAGGCTTGCTGAGTATCCGCGGAGGATTGGACCCTAATCTCGTCTAGCTTGATGTCCTCAATCTTCGCCTGGGCAGCATAACCAGCAGCGGCTAGTTGTAGCTCACGCTCAGTCTGCATGGCGGCTAGTTTGAGTTCATGCCCTTTATCGGCACGGTCCTGGAAGAAATCCAAAACTTTAGGCAAGCCGCCCATCAGGAAACTTATCAGCGTAGAAAGTAGTGTCAGCATTAGTGTTTACCTCGCTCTTCCATTAGTTTGATCCGCACTTGCAGGTCGTGAATGTCGTTGTAGATTTCTTCTTTCATGGCATGGCGGCGCTCTGCACTTAACGGGCTGTCAGTTGGCACACCCTGCGACGTAATCAAAGCAGGCATCTGACCCTCGATCTTGGTTAGGCGTTCAGAGAAACTACCTACCTGCCCAAGCAGCCAAACGATTGCGGATAAAGCGATGGGGATTATCGCCTTCATAATGTCTTGCATGTTCATTCGTCACCCCCGTGCCTAAACATCCACCAAATTATGTACATAATAAAGCTGCTAATCGACACGCCCACAACGACTGCCAGCCACTCTTGAATGTTCTGAATCCGCTGCTCTTTCTTGCGTTTGATGGCGTATGCTTTTAGCCGAATCTGCCGGGCTTCTTCCTCAAGGGCATTCTTACGCTCTTGGATAATAGCGTCCCGCCGTTGGCACATCTCTTCGTACAGACCAGACTCGTTACCGGAGCCGTAGATCAATGCTTCACGTAGTTCCACTTCCATTTTGAACATCTGACGCGACGCAAACATTGCATCAAGCGCCTCAGCAGTAGCGTCCTTCTGCTTACCTAGCTTCTTATCATGCTCCTGCTGGACTACCGCGGCCTGTATCTCACCCTGCGCCGTAAAGAAGGCACTAATGTCGTGATAACACTCCTGCACCTCTTTACCGAGGGCGATTGCCTCTTTTACGCCAGCAACTGCCGCCTTTGCGACTGCGAAGGCTGCCCCAATCGTAATCGGATCCATATTTCACTTGTCGGCCTTCCCATCAAGTTTGTCAAATATCTTACTCAGCATATTTTTCATGTCAGTAATGTCTGACTTGTAATCATCCTTGTTGACATAAAGCAAAGGAAGGTCAGACATCTTATCTTCAAGCCGCGTAATGGAGCGGGTCATGCTGTTAATGAGCCAACCACCAAAGAAACCGGCAGCGGCGAAACCAACATTAATTAAAAATTGCGGATCCATATTTTATTCCGGTTGTTCAGGCCAAGTTACGTTCCAAGGAAAGCTCTCTTGTGCCGTTACATCACGCAACGCCTGACGGTACGTAGCCCACACAGCTTGATCTACCGGCGAGTCTATTACCTGCGTCCAATCGGATTCTTTTAGCTTTTCGTTGCGGCTTGTACGTACAGAATTGGCTTGCTCCGCGTCTTTAATAGCCTTGTAAGCAGCCTCTTGCTCCGCCGCCGTTTGCGCTGGCTCAGTCTCAGTAGCAGGACGATCCGTAAAGATTGGGCCAAGGACGTACTTAGTGAACCACCTACCTTGCTCGTCTTGCTCAACGCCAGCATATTGTGAATACTGATACACAGTACCGCCGGTTGCCTGTGGGCCTTCAAACACAACATCACCAGCAGGGTCGCCTGTGTAAGAATTAAGCCACTCTTGCGTTAAAGGAGTAGAGGGCAGGTTTTGTGCAAAACGAGTACGGAACTCACTCTCCAGCATAACTTCACCTGTTGAACGTAAACGAATTTTCATGATCTTTCCTTTAAGCAATAGCCAAGAATATGTATGTACCGCCACTAGCATTAATACCTGCCGGTGCTGCTGCGGTTACTTTAAAGCCGGTGGTGTCGGTGTCAACGTAGTTGGTGCCTGTGACTTCAGCCGCAGTATCGTTTAGCAGTAAATATGGATCGTTACCTGAACTTATCCCACGAGCCGAATTCCATACGTACCAATCGCCATTTTCATCTGTGCGCTTGATAAGCACGAACCTAGCACCAGAAGTAAACCCGCAAGCAACTGTTTGCAGTG